TATCTTCTTAAGAAGTTATTTGATTAAAAATGGCAAATGAATTTGGAACAGGTTTTAGTCAGGGATTAAACTATTATACTAAGTTTGCAGAAATGCAGCAGAACAAACTCTTAGACGAAGAAAGATTAAAAACAGAAAAGCTTAGACAAGAAAGCTATCAGTTTGAATTGGAAGAAAAAAAATCTACTCAAGATACAAGAATCGCAGGCATAGAATCTGAAACAGAATTTAGAACCGCAAGAGCAGAAAAAACAAGAACCGAAACAGATGAATTTATTGCTCAAGCAAACAACAGAAAACAAAATGCAGATTTGCTTCTTGAAACAAACAAAAATAATTTAGAAATTACAGACTTGCAATTAACAGCACAGGCAATTAAAACAGATGACGCAGTAAAGTCTAGAGCTTTTACAAATTTAATGAACGCATATGCTATTGCTGGCGATACATCAATAGATATTGACGTAAAGGCATCCATGGTGGAGGATTCGTTAACACAAGTAAGACCATACATCGACTGGACAAAATACTTAGATGATAGCTATTGGCAGGGCTGGGAAAAAATTACCCCACAACTTGAGTCTGGTGACTTTGAGGGCATAGCAAGAGATCATTCAGATGTTCTTTCTGTTATATACAAGGACAGCCTAGATACATTTAAAGGAAAAGATTTTGTTGCAAAAGACGGAAGGAAGGGAGTTATCCAGGGAGTAAAGCTTTCAGGAGACTTTAATCCCATAGCAGAATCTGCAAACTCTTTGGTTGGGGGAACGTATTCTGTACTTTTTGAGGGGCAAACAGAGCCAGAGGATATGTTTACTTTTATGCCAGACAAGGCACAGTATGCAAAAACCATAAAAGAAGATCAGGAGGGCTCTGATGCCAAGGTTGTTTCTATTGCAGATATGGTAGACAAGGTTTCAGCAGAGAAGGACTTTGCTATGTATTTACTACAGAGTCCCGAAACATTTAACTCCTTAATGAAAGCATCTAAGGGCAGTATTAGCCTTACTGGTTCGCCTGCTGACAAGAAAAATAAAGTAGATATCTATAATAGAACTAAAGATAAAAGAACAAAAAACCTGGGCGAAGCACTTAAAAAAGCTACTGAGTTTTCTGAAGAGCAATACGGGGGAGAAAGTGAATATCTGCAATATCTTTACAATAATCTACCAGCACCAATAACAACATCAAACATTCAAAAGACAACAGATGAGTATGGTGACGAGACATATGAATACAAGGATGGAAAAGATGCAGATACCTTGACTACAGAATACCATAAACAATATTTAAATTTAGAGAAAATAACAGGCGATATTGAAAACGCATATGCTGCTTTTGAAAACCTTGAAAAAAGACTACCAGGACAAAAAGCAATGTATAGTTTTGGACCAGTATCTATGTCATTTGATAAAACAAAATCCTATGTGGATGCAATTCTTGAGGATACCTACGGTGCAGACCTCTATAATAAATACAAACAAGACGCATCTATTCAATACGAAAGAGCTTACAATGGCAGAAGTCTTGAAGATGCAACCGATGCAGAGTATCTTGCATTTATGGAAGCCTTTATAGACAGAAACTCAACTATAGGAAACTAAGGTGTGGCAGATACATTTGACTTCAACAACCCTCTCGGACTTGACGAGGAGCTAGAAAAAGAAAACTCTTTATTGGGCTCACCTGATATTGAAAAACCGCAAGAAGATAAGCCCTCAGAGTTTAGCTTTGAAGATCCCTTAAGACAAGAATACCTAAGAAAAACAGCAACGGGTCCGGTTCCCTCTGACTTTGATGGAACCCCTATAGGTGCTGCCGTTGGATTTATAGGAGATGTTTTCGTTAAGCCTATTCTTGAATTGGGAAAAGAAGCAGAAGAAAGATATCCTGATACAGTTTTTGAAAATACAAAGTATGTGCTTGATGGTATTAAGGCAACAGACTTAAAATCCGCAGCAGAAAAAGTTTTTACTTTTGCCTCAATTGTATCAACAGAAGAAGCAACAAAGTATGCAAAAGGTGAGGCTCAGTTAGGCGGTATTGATTATGGTGGAAGCGGATATGCTGACATGTATAACGCACAGCTCCAGATCAGGTCTAAAGATAGATATAAAAATGACCCAAAATATAAAAAATCTGTTGATGATAATTTAAAAAAAGCTCAAGAAGAATCACAAAAAGAATTTAAACGTATTGATAAAGCTATTGCCAAAAAAAGAGCTGATAATAACCTGGGTCCTTACGGAAGTGATATATCAAGTGCAGTTGAAAGTATTGCTGTTATAGGAACGGGAATGGCTGTAAATTACCTTAGTGGTGGATCAGCTGCTCCAGCCGTAACAAGTGCAACTCTTTCATATTTTGGTATACAGACCGCAGCCGCTTCATACTCAGAGGCAGTCCAGCAAGGGTTGCCGCATGAAACTGCTTTGGGCTATTCAACCATAAATGGAATACTAGAAGCTGGAACGGAAATGGTGCCAGTTGTGAGATTTCTTTCCCCCAAGGGAAGAGGAACAATTAAAGACATAATTAAAACCGATCTAAAAACAGTTGCCGCTGATGTTGGGATGGAGAATGTTAACAGCTTTCTACAAGAGCATAATTCAGTTTGGTTTGATCTTGAGTCAGAATTAAAAACAGCATATGACAATCAAAACAATCCTCTGTATGAAGGAAGATCTGTTGGAGAGGTTCTAGTAGATATAGCTGGTCACACCACCCTGTCTGCTGGAATGGCTTCAGGATCTATATCTGCAACCAGATCGGCTGGTGGTGTTGTTTATAGTCAAGAAGTAAAAGACTTTATAAGAAGTCAAAAGGATAATCCTGAACTAGAATTATTTATAGAAAACTTTAATAACAATGTTAATAATTTAACCCTTAACTACAACGCAATTGATAGTGCGTCAAGAATACTTTTAGATCCAAACGCCAATGGCAAAGGTTGGACCGCAGATGAGGTAATTGCATTAGAATACTTTAATCAACCTTTTATAGATTTCAGAAAGCCTTTAGTGGTTGGAGAAGAGGGAGAAGTTTCTCAGCCAGATGAATATGTAGAATCTCTTCAACTTAAGTTTCCAGCAAAAAAACAAGAAGGTTTTAATTTTGAGGACCCTCTTTCAGGAGTTTTTAAAAAGAAAGTTGCAGGACCCCTAACCTCTGAAATAGATTTAAATCTGTCTCCAATAATAACTCAGAGGCTTGATGCAAACATAAATCTTCTTGAGACAGACCTGCCCCTCAATCCAACTTTAAATATAGATCAAATAAGAAATGACTCATATGATCAAAATGAGCTAGATCTAACAAAAAGTTTAATCATAGATACAAGAACCTTTGAAGAAAAATTACTAAAGGAGCCGTCTGGAGAACAAAAGTATTATAGGTTCAGAGACTTAAATAACGAAGAGGGCATAAACGCCTCTAAGGGAATTATAGATTTAACCAAGTCAGGAATGCCACTTGATATATTTACAGATCTTGATTTTGTTGGCGTGCATACCAAAGACAATAGACATAAAACATTTGATGCCTCATATGGAATATACATGCCGACACTCAGGGGTGTATCCCTCTCTCCTATATCTGGAATATCAGAATTAAAATTTACAAACAAGTTGGGGTCTAAGTTAAATTTAAGATCAACCATAGCCCATGAAATGGGACATCATATAGACTTCACAATTGCAAGATCTCCTAGCGATAATCTTAATATACTTCAACCAGCAACAGCAGAATCCCCTTTATTTAATTTACCAAGCTTTAACTACAACGAAGGTACAGGCACTCTAGATATTGCGGACAACTCTGGCGGGGAGATAATGAAAGAGGCACTCAGAATGTTCAATGAGGGTCAGAAGGGCAGATACTATGACGGCAACATGCTTAGATATCCATTTAATGAAATGATTGGAATGAATGGAAGTATGACCCCATCTCAAGAAAGAATGATTAAAGCAGAGGTGTTTGGTCAACTCCATGAATTATATTATACTAATAGATCACTGCTAGAAGAGAAGGCTCCAACAGCACTAAAATTAATAGAGGAACTAAACGATGCAATTTCAATTGACGGAACTACAAAGAAAGCTGAGAGAGTACAACTTGCTTTTCAAACACCCAGTGCCCAGCGAAGTATTGCGGTTTCAGGCAGAAGAACAGACATTGAAAATGATAGATCAGGCGATATCGTCACAGAAACCAGTGCAAGACTGGTTGGACAGGAAGAATCTACAGACAGGGACAGTGTTCGACCTGAAATATCAGAACTAAAACAAGTAGGTACAACTGGTCAGGTTGTTGGAGCTCCAGAGGGAATGGACTCCAAACAAAAAGTAGGGGCACTCAGGCGAAAAATGAGAGGTCTAGCCAAGGAAGGCGTTTCTCAAAGATTCTGGTATGAACAAAGTGGTCAAGCACTACTAGATATAACAAACAACAACAAAGAAAACGCAGACAAACTTGCACAGGTTATTGCAATAACATCCCCAGGAACCCCAGTAGAGGCAAACTTCAACTATGCACTACAGGCTTACTATCAATATATTGCTGGAGAAACAGTAAAGACCGGAAGATTCCCCAAGGCAATGAGCGAAAAGATAATTAATGTCTTTGAGGGCAAGGACTGGGGGGGAAGAAAAACCAACGAATTCTATAACAACATTATGAGGGTTATAGATCCGTCCAGAACACAGGGGGTAACAGTAGATGTTTGGATGGTAAGGGCATTTAACTTTGACACTGACGCACCAACGCCAGCACAATACTCATTTGTAGAAAATGAAATACAGAAAATATCTAATCAGCTTGGTTGGGAACCTCAACAGGTACAGGCTGCTATATGGACGGCTCAAAAGGCTAGAGATGAAGGGACCGATGTAAATGCTGCTGGGTTTAATTATGCCAGTGCACTAGAAAAATCATTAGGTCAAATAAGCTGGGAGTCTATACCAGGAAGAACATCAGGGCATATGCCTGAGATGTTTGATGCATCATACGAGCAGTTGCAGGAATACCATGTTGCAATATCGAAAGCTTTACAAGATGAAAGCGGATCAGACCTTGTTGCCAATACTCTGGGGATACTATCGCCTGGAATAGTCGAGGCACCAGGATTCTTTGAGGGTAAAGTCAGCCCAGGATCACAAACACAAATAGCTTTAACAAAGATATACAAGGCAGATCCAAAAACAGAATTTGCAAAACTAGAACCAGCGTCAGAGGACCTAGCAAAAGCATACTCGGCAGCCCTTGGAATACTTTTAAAGCAGGACGGTATTGGGTATCACAAACCATTCTTCCAAAAGGGAATAGCTAAGACTAAGTTAAATGGAATGGATATTAATATAGGAAGACCATTAACTGAAAACGAAACACAGATGCTTGCAGAGGCAATGGAAAAAGAGTCAGGAATCAAGGACTATAACCCTATAGGGACAGCAAATGGTGCAAGGCTAATTAACTTTTCATACCTTGACATACCAAACTTAAAATTTAAAAAGATTGTAAGCAATGTTTTAGATGGTGTACAATTTGAAAATAACGAAGAATATGTTGCTGGACAGTTTGCTTCCAGCGAAGGATATCTTTCTAACGACTGGAGTAAAGACAAAAATGGCGAAGGGTACATTCAAAATATTGGACGAATCTCACCCGATCTTCAAGGAAGGGTTGAGAATATCGTCAGGGAACTCAAACAGAGAATTGATGAAGTCGACCAAACCTTCTCAGAAAAATACGGATGGAAAAGAGATGAATCAATCAACTCAAACTACACAGGACAAGCAGACCTAACACCCCCAACCCTATCTAAAAAGGTTCTACCAGAAGAAGAATCTCAATTCGATATTTACGAGACAATGACATCCAACGATGCGTCTCAACTATTTCAAACATTCTCAACCTTTCAAGAACAGGCTGTAGATAAACTAGACAGGCTAAAGGCTTTTGAAGAAAAGCTAGGAAAATTAGTTAGCCCAAAAGAAATGAGGAGACTGTCTGTTGTAAGAAAAACAGATGTGTATCATGGAAAGGTTAAGTACGGAATGGACAAGGCTGTGGAGGCAACCACAGAAATATCTGAGTTCTTAAATAGCGTCAATATATCAAGAGAAGAGTTCAACGATTTTCTTAAAAACCTGCACGCCCCAGAAAGAAATAAAAAGATCAATGAAAAATACAACAAAGAAATACCCGAGCTTGAGGCTGAACTTCTTGCTGAAACGGAAAAAAGCAAAAGAACTGTCCTTAAAGGAAAGATCACTAAAAGAAAAAATGTATTAGCAAAATACCAAGACAGCGGATCTGGAATAAAAACAGATAAGGCGATTGAAACTCTCGAGTCTCTTGGAATTAAGTTTAACGAAAAGACAAACAAGGCAAGTGCAAATAATGAAAAAGGTAAGAACCTCTTAGACGCATTTAAGTTATTTGAATCATATCAACAGGACACATTAAATATATATAGAGATCAGGATCTTGTAGATGAGCAAACCCTGGAGGACTGGGATAGTTCATATAGGTACTATGTGCCACTAGTTGGATTCTCTGTTGAAACTATTGAAGACAACTCACCAAGAGCAACTGGCGGTGGAATAAGTGTGTTTGGAAGAGAGGTAATGGAGGCTAAGGGAAGGACCTCTGAGTCAGGACCACCTCTAGAACAGGCTGTTATAAGAAGGCAGTCGGCTGTGGTTCGGGGAGAAAAGAACTTCATAGACAAATCCTTGGCGGAGCTTGTTAATACATTCCCAGATAAGAAGCTATGGCAGGTCAGGGGTGTAAAAAGAAACGAAAGACCACACGAGTGGGATGGCAAAGAATCTAAAATAGGATTTAAAGAAGACGGCAAACAAAAGTTTGTTGTTATAAGAGATGAAAGACTGGCAAGGGGATTAGATGCTTGGGGAAATAACAGCATGCATTGGTCAATTGGTGTTATGAGGGGGCTAACAGGAACACTATCCAGCCTATATACTTCTCTTGCACCAGAATTTATTGTTGGAAACTTCTTCAGGGATTACCAAACAGGGTACTTCAATCTATTAAAAGAACAAGAGATAGAGGGCGGGAGAGCACAGAACCTAGATCTAGCAAAAGCTTTTAAGCCAAACAATATAGCTAAGACAATGAGACAGCTTAAGGACGGCTATGTAACTAAAAACTTACAAGAAAAAGATCCAGAGACATTCGCACTCTTCGATGCATTCCAGAAGTTTGGCGGTCAGACTGGTTACGTTAATGCCAAAGACATAGATCAAATAGCAAAAGCCATGGAAGAGCTGTCTTTAGTTCACTCCGGAAAGGGAAAGGTAAACGCCAAGAAGGTCTACAATTCAACATTTAAAATGGTTGAGAACATAAACAATGCTATTGAAAACACTGCTAGGTTTGCTGTTTTTAAAGAATACATCAATGCCGCTGGTGGAACAAAAAAGGCATCCAAACAAGACTTCGATGATGCCGCTGTTCTCGCAAAGAACCTAACCATAAACTTTAACAGATCTGGAAAGCTTGGACCTGTTGTTAATGCATTTTATATTTTTGCAAACGCATCTGTTCAGGGTTCTGTAAACATGTTTAGAGGAATGAACCCAATAGGATTTGAGAATGGAAAAGTTGTTTGGAGCGGGGTTTCAAAGTCCGCAAAAAATATAATCGGCGGTCTTACTGGTCTTGGTGCACTTGTGCAGATGTACTCAATGTTAATATCAGATGAGGACGAGGATGGAAAACTCCTTATTGACAAGATACCAGATCACGAAAAAGAAAGATTCATGGTTATCCCGATACCTGGCGTAAAGTTTCAGAATGGCGAGGTTAAATTTAATAAATACAGCAGAAGATATACCGTTAATGGCAAGCCATTTGCTTTGGCTATTCCTTTGCCATATGGGTATAACATATTCTATAACTTAGGAAGAATGGGAACCGAGGTGGCAAGTAAACCAATACTTGGATATCAAAAAAGAACACCAGTAGAAATGGGCAAGGATATGGCTGGAATAGTATCTGGGGCATTCTCCCCAGTGGGCATAGGCTATTCTCAGGATCAAGGAATAGACTTTATAAAAACAATTGTTCCATCAGTAGCTAAGCCATTGTATGAATCCAGGGTAAATGAAAAATGGACAGGAGCTCCAGTTTATAAAGAACAGTTTCCAGGAACAGCAGAAACCCCACAATCATCAAGAAAGCTTAGAAACACTAATGAGTTCTATAGAGAATTTACAATGATGGTTAACAGTGCTACTGGTGGCGGTAAGTTTGACAAAGGAATGGTTGACTGGAGCCCAGACAAAATAAAGTTCTACTTGCAGTCCTATCTTGGTGGCATGTATACCATGGCTGAAAGAACAGCATCAATATCTGGAAAGGTATATAACAACCTTACAACAGGAACAAACGAAAGCATTGAATTAAACGAGGTTCCATTCGTTAGAGTCCTAACAGCAGACCCCATGGACTATGTTGACGCAAGCAACTTTTATAAAAACAAAGATATTATTTCTCAAAAAGTTGGAGAGTTTACAAACTATAAAAAAGATAACAATAAGGCTGCATTAAGAGACTATGTAGAAAGGACAGGATTTGATTCAGAATATCTTAAACTAGACAAGGCTGTAAAAGCAGCAGACAAAGAACTTAGAAAGCTAGGTCAAAGAGAAAAGACAATTATGAATTTGCGAGAAAAGGATTACGCAAGGTATTCAAGAATGTCAGATCAAATAGATGAAGATAAGCATAAAATACATCTTAGATATAATAAGATCCTACAAGATGGCTTAGATAAAATTGAGAAAAAAAAGAAGCGGGATTAGTAAACATACTATTGAGGGAGGTATGAAAAATAACCAACCCCGCTGAAGGTTTAAGTATCTAAGATACCAAACTGTTGCTGACCTCACAAGCATCGCTAAGATAGTCCTTGGAAAGGTGAGCGTATCTATTCACTATATTAAAGTCAGACCACCCACCAAGATGCTGCAATGTATGTAAGGGAGTTCCATTTTGCACATGATGAGTAGCCCAAGTGTGACGTATATCGTGCCATCTAAATCCTTCTAGGTTTGCCTTCTTTAAAGCGTTATACCATCCAGTGTTAGAGGCTCTGTTAATCTTTCTGCCAGAATATGTGAAAACATACGGGCTTTCTTTTTTAATTGAATACAGAAGCTCTCTGCATTTCTTGTTAAGTGGGACCGAAAGACCCTTTCCGTTCTTTGTTTCAGTTCCATCTATAGAAATCTGATCTTTATTTACATCATCCCATTTAAGATTAAAGCAGTTGGACATCCTCACCCCAGTAAGGAGGGAGAAGACAAAAGGTTTTTTTAAGTGCAGGGGGAGCACTGTATGTAAAACTCTAATGTCTTCCAGAGTAAAATACTTGGTTCTCTTAGGGAGTTCCTTTACTCTTTTAATCATAGGCTTGGTGTCCAACCACCCTAACTCTTCGTAGCCATACATAAGCACGGCTCTGAAGTAGTTTAAATATCTATTAACAGTTCCTGGTGATCCACTTATCCCAGACCTTGCAACAGCTATTTGTTCTTTAGTAATATCTTTAATGTCCATATTAACAAATAAAGGTTCAAAGTATTTTCTATAGGTAAAATCATTCTTACCCATTTTATTGAACCTATAATATTGTTTTATTGCGTCAGTAAATGTGTTCATTATAAAGACCCTGAGTCTCTTACTATCTTGCTATCAGTTATAACCAACAACAGGTTTTCAATCTTTACATTAAAGGGTCTAGCAAGATCAGCCTTTTCTTGTAAGGTTAAGTCTTCTCTGGTATAGATTTCTTTTATCCTAGCCTCACAGTGAGTTTTTAAATTTTCTATATCTTTTATTGTTATGGTTACTATCATAATTTTTTTACTTAGTTATTCTTGTATACATTATAAACATGTATTACACACTAATGTCAATGATATATTTTTTAAATATATGTATTGGTATTAGGCAGGCTTTTTTAATTTGATCATCTCCATTTCCCAAGATATCTTGAACCTTAATATTGTTTAATAAAATGCACTCTAATATTTTTATTGGTTTTATCCACAGGTTTTCTACACCAGTGTGTATGATCCAATAATTAGCTTTAGTAGAGAGTAGCGCAGATGGTTTATCAAACATATACAACTCAATAATAATGTTTCCAGTTTCTTGGCTTTTATAATCAACCTTAACCTCTATTTTAAGATCTTTTTCTGGTATGAAAATGTCATAAGGTTTAAATTTACCCGGGATTAAAACAGCACTAGTATATTTTTTATGAATTGATTTTAAAATCTTTTTCTCTAACTCTTGCCCAGTTAAAAGATCTTTCTGGAAGGCTCTACTCGAACTTGTTTTTAATTTCTGTGTAGTCATTTTTAGACATTATTGACTGAACTGATATGTCATTAAATTTATGTTTTGAGTCTATTATTTTTTTTAACAACGCTATGCATTTGTGATCTTGAGGATGCATTTCTGACTGATGTATAACAACCTGTGTTATTCTTTTTATTACGTCTCCAATGGTTAGGTTATCTACTGTCTTTAATTTTTGTAGTTCCCTCCACCTATCTTCTTGAGAACTAACCTGCCTTATTTTATAACCTTCAGCCGCATTTTTAATGTTTATAATTTTTCTTTTTATATCTGTAAGCTGGTTCCATTGAAGGATTTCATCCTCATGTCTGCCACAAGTCTTACATCTAATATCGCCTATTGTTGTGGAGCATACTCCTCCATTGCAAGGTGAGCCTGATAAGGAAGACTCTCCCAGTACAGACGAGAGCCTCTCAGAAACTGAGAGACCCTTTTCTAGTTTTACATTCATTAGCTTTCTTTAGATGAACCGGCTTCATTTGTATTCTCTTTATCTGATTCCGTTTCATTCTCAGCCCTTTGTACAACTGTATACTTCTCTGGAAGAAGGTTTGTAAGCTGACTTTGATCAACTTGGTTTCCCAGCTGAACAAGCCTCACAACTTCAGATAGTAGGGGCATAATATTGCTTGTATGAAAGTTAAGAATATTTAAACGACTGACAGCCTCTTTTGATAGACTGTCAATTTCATATTCTCTTGCCTCTCCGTCAACATTTATAGTGATAGTTTTTACAGCCTCTTCACCACCAGGCGTTACGATTTTACCCATAGTTCCTCCTTAGAACGGTAAGTCATCCGATGCAGTGTCTTTTGGAAACACCTCATTAGATGTTGGTTTTACACTCTGACCTTCTTTAGGTGTAACGGCAAAGCTTAGCGCTGGCGCTTTATCTGGTGCACCCGGAGCTCTTCTCCAAGCACTAACCCAAAAATCTGCTCCATTTACATTAAGCTCTCCCCTGAAGTCAGGATGTTTTTCAGTTTCCTTTTTGTCGTTTTTCCATATCGCACCGCGATTAGTATTATCATATTCCATTATATATTTTTCTCCTTATTAACCCAAGATTCTAAAATTTTATTTACCATATAAGCAATCTTTCTATCAAAGAATTTGTGGTCTTCTTTTTTACTTATTGCTATAAGTTTTTTGTAAACATCCTCTTCGATTCGTGAACTAATTGATTTTTTATTATTAGCCATTTTTTTATTCCTCTAGTAATTTGGTATAGATCCTTGAATCACCTTCAGACCTGTATTCTTCTAACACATCTCTTTCAATGTTCTGATCCTTGACCAGTTGACTATAGTTAATCCTGCCTCTAGCTTGTGTCATATGACATTTCACTGAAGACGTACCAAACGCCCCGCCATGTTTTTTAATCAACATAGCAGACAATTCTTTTTTCCTAATATCTAGGACAGAAGACCTGTCTTTGAGCTGCTTTAGTTCTTTTAATACAGTTGCAAGTTCCGATGTTTCATCAGTATCTTCAACCGTTTTATAATTAATTCCTGGTTCGTCCTTATCTTCTGACCACCTTTCAATATAGGTAACGTCTTTAGACTTTTCGTTATACCAGTCCATAAACTTCTTTGCTTTGGGAATATATGTTTCAGCCCACTTAGGGTCTCTTGAAATCCATTGTTCAAAATATTCTGTTTCGCTATACCATTGAAAGAAAAGCATCTCATCAATGTCCATACACTCCATAGCCATTTGCATTTGGTGCCAGTAATTTCTTTTTTGTACCTTTACGTCTTCACATGGTTTTGATTGTGGGCATTTAATTTCCACCGCTGATATAGAACCATTCCTGCCCTTGAGCATGATTCCATCTGGCGATATACCCATCCAATCGTGCTCTGGGTGAACAACAAAAGAAGGTTGTGTTATTTTATATCCCATTCCAGCCAAGGTTTTTAAGGCTAATGGTTCACTGTCAGTACCGTGCTTCATTGCAAACATAGCAAATTGATTAAAGGGGTCCTGTTTAAAATGGTTTGCCTCTCTATAGATATCTCTTCCTAGTGCCTCCCATTGATCGCCCTTCGTCCAAATACATTCATCTACAGCCTTTGGCAGTCTTGTTCCAGTAATCCTATTAGATCTTTGGTCGTGCCAAGCGGCGGTGCCCTGTTTTATTTGTACCATTATTTGATCGCCTTGCTATATATAAGATTTAACTGCACTCTTGTTTCTTTATCATTACTAAGCTCTGCAACCTTGTCATAATTTTTAAATATCTGTTGTGCCTTCTCTCTGGTATCAGCAGACTTAAGTTCTTTTTTAAAATCTTCTATTACAGAAAACTCATCTTGATCCTGTTCAGGTTGTGAAGATTTGTCAACACCCTCCAACTCTGGCTCTTCTATACCCTCAAACGGTACGCAGAAAGTTTCAAGTAGAGCATTTCTGTAAGCAAAAGATCTTGCAGATTCTAAATCTTTTCCTTGTTGGGACTTGCTGTGACCAACATATGATCTTTCAACATAAGACCCGTCATCAGTACAAACAAACCTTAAGGTTCCAACAACTCTTGTCAGTGTTGACCTGCCATCATCTAAAAACTTAGTTGATACGTTTAAGTCTGGTTGAACCAGCGTAAGAACATTGTTGTCGTGCAGTGGTTTAGAAAAGGATTGTATAATCTGATCTATACCCCTGTATTTATATTTTTGATAACTGTTAACACCCTCTTTTGCAATAGGGTTTGCTAGCATATGTTTTTGCACATTAGACAGTGCTGTATATATTTTTTGTTTTGTCATTATAAAACCTCCGCAATGATTGTAATATTTAATTAATTTTAAAACAATACTTTACAATGATTATTTTTTTTAGTTAAATGTCTGCATGAGGGAAAAACATGTCACTTGAATACATTACAAAAGTTTTAAAGGTTGAGGTAAATTCAACACAAAAATTAATCTTAATAGTTTTGGCAAACTACTCAGATGAGTTTGGTCAATCATATCCATCGCATAAAAAATTAACCGAGCTTACAAATTTATCTTTGTCAGCCATAAAAAGTAATTTAAAAAAGCTTAAAGAAATGGAACTGCTTGATTGGGAAAGAAGGGATAACACAAGCAACCTTTATAAAATACAGGTATCGCCATATGGTGGCTACCCCCCGCCGTCAGGTGGCTACAATACTAAAGACTATACTAAAAAGATATATATATTAGATTTGGATAGGATTAATGAAATTTTTAAAGAGGCAACAGACAAGTCTTTCTATCAACATAGTGCTAACGCATTTAAGGCACAGCCGAGATGGAAAGAACTGCGTGAGCTGGGGAGAAAAGGAATAGTCTCACCAAAGACCGGAAAGAAAATAGATTTAGTAGCTGAAGATTTTTGGTTTAGCTATTTTCAAATAGCAAACTCAAGCGGTCATAGAAAATGGATAAGATCTTTTTGGGATAAGAAGCCACCTCTTTCAACAATGTTAGGAGTTAATCAGTTTGAAGCAATTATAGAGAGGAGATATGGATAAAGAAATATATGAACTAGAAGCCAACATTATTGGCGCAATGATATTAAGTCATGCAAAGTTTCAAGACGCACAGGACCTTGGTTTGGAACCAGAGGAGTTTGAAAGCGTTGCATACGGCACAGCATATACAACCATGTTAGACCTTCGTGCATCAGACATGGTTACTCTTAGAAACAATGTTAAAGATAATATTCTGTTTGATGAAATCAAATATGCTGCAACCTATTGTATAAGCCCTGCTGGTTTTGACGGGTGGATTAAGCAAATGAAATACAAGACAGCTAACAACAAGCTTCTCAAACTATCAAAACAAATACCAGAAATTGTAGAGTCAAAAACTACAATTGAGGAAAAGATAGATCAGGTCAATCAATCCCTGATAGACAATAAAATCATAAAAAACATTGGAACACCAAAACCAGTTGCTGATATTTTAGATAGCGTTGAGGAAGAAATAATGCTTGCCGGAACAGAAGATCAAAATGTTATTTCTACAGGGTTTGGTGAAATAGATGAAAAAATCAAGGGCTTCAAATCTGGAGACCTTATTATTGTTGCTGGAAGACCGGGAATGGGCAAGACCACATGGGCTTTAAACATAGCAACACATAATATATTTAAAGGCAAAACTGTTTTGATGTTTAGTTTAGAAATGACAAACGAACAGTTAATCAAAAAGATTATAAGCTCAGACTCCGGTCTAACAATAGACAAGATGATGTCTGGAGGAATGAGCCAGACAGAGTGGACAACCTTTAGGGATCATAAAGAAAAGCTATCTAAAACAAATCTATATGTCTATGATAAGTCACCAATTACAATAGAAACATTAATTAATAAAACCAAATCTATACAAGCGGTCAAGGATATAGATTTAATAGTAGTAGATTATTTACAACTACTAATGACATCAAATAAAGCACCAAGCAACTCTGATTCCAGAACTGCTTCGATGACTTATATTTCAAATCTTCTGAAAGGATTGGCAAAGGACGTAGGCTGTCCGCTAATTTCGTTATCTCAATTAAACAGGGGTGTGGAGTCGAGAACGGACAAGAGACCGGTTCTTTCAGATTTAAGGGACTCTGGTTCTATTGAACAAGATGCTGATATGGTAATCATGCTTTACAGGGGTGATTATTATGATTCACTTGAAACAGGAAACTCAGAGGTTATAGTAAGAAAAAATAGAATGGGTGAGCTAGGAGAGTTTGAGCTAGGGTTCGATGGAAGTCGATCTAAGTTCCTTGATCCAGCAGACATCGCATTCGGGAGAAGAAAAGAATATGGACAGATCTGAGAATTTTCACGAACAACTAAGAGCAATTATACCAAAAATATCTGAGGCAAGAATAAATGTGCTTAAGTCTGAGGTAAATCTTAAAAGAGTTTTTTGGATAGAACTTTGCCAAGCCAAGGAGGATGGAGAGCGTAGTTACAATGCTCAAAAATCTAAAGCAGAGGCTACTGAGAGCTATTATGAGGCATCCTTACAGGTTGCAGGTGCCAAGGCTAGCCTTGATGCTTTGCAGACAGAGAAGCAAGCTGTTGATATGCAGTTTGAAGAGTGGAGAACCAAAATGGCTAACTTAAGAACAGAGAGGAGTAGATATGGAGCATGATACTTTTAAAGATTATTGCACAATGATGTATCAAGAGTGCAAGGCTGAGAGAAGAAAACATAACGAACCTGAAATCACATACAGGGAATACGTTACAAACAATAACAAAATGTTACTTAAGGACTATGCGAGGAAGATCGCCAACTAAAAAAGAAAAAGAGTGGATGGATTCCATAGCCAATTTTGGCTGTGTGGTCTGTCATTTGTTTTATGGTTGTTACTCTCCCGCAGAAATACATCACATTGACGGAAAAACAAAACCGCAGGCACATCTTTTAACCTTGCCTCTTTGTTATAAACATCACAGAGAGGGTGCAAACAATGACATGTATGTTTCACGGCATCCTTTTAAAAATGAATTTGAAAGAAGGTACGGAAAGCAAACAGATTTACTGGATAGGCTTGTAGAACTAATAGAAAATGACTGAGGAAAAATTATGACAACACGAGAAAGGCTTGGGGGCTGGCATGGTGGAAAGGGAGATCGCGACAGGGTTTCCAATAAGGATAAGTTTAATGAAAACTTTGATAAGATTTTTGGGGAAAAGAAAAAAAAGAAGGATAAAGAATGCAAAGAAAAAAAACAGAAATAGATTATAAATATAACGAAGCAGATCTTATAGAAGAGTTTGCAAAATATGTGGACAAGACTTATGACCAGCATTATTCATTAAACAGGTTTCAAGCCACAGAGTTCATAATGGATAGTGGGCACGGTGAAGGTTTCTGCATGGGTAATGTGATGAAATATGCACAACGCTATGGCAAAAAAGAAGGCAAGAACAGGGCTGACATACTTAAAGTAATTCATTATGGGTTCTTTGCGTTATATAACCACGACATGCAAAACGAGAAGTGAAGCACACAGACCAGACGGGTCAAATAAACATATTGCAGTACGCACATAGAATCAGTCTTATGAAATCCCATCAGGAGCGCATAAGCTATCTTGATGATATAGATGAAAAATTTATTGATTTGGTATATCTTACATCTATGCAAATGGGAATCGTCAACACCATTGCTGACCTTCCAACGCGGGAGGAAAGAAAAAAAGCATGGGACGAACTACCAGAGCATACAAGGTCTATGAAGAGCATGAAGGATATGGTCTATCATAGGGTCGTAAGAAAGTTTAAAAAATAAATAATGAAAAGCGTAAATCACTACAAGAAGGACGGCACTCTACACAGGGGTGGCACACACAAAATGTCTGATGGCAGTTTGCACTCTGGAACAAAACATACTTCTAAAAGTTCCAAGATTTTTCATTATAGAGAGTTAACTAATAAAGCTAAAATAAAAGCTAAAACTTATTGGAGAAAATGATGAAAGCAAGAGGAATGAAAACCAAGGGCAAAAAAACTAAAAAGAAAGGTGCAAAGAAAAAATCAAGAGGATAGTTGGCGGCAATATTTTAAATCTATAAATAAAGTTTGTCCCCACAGCCTGGAATCATATGACGCAGGCAGAATAAAGTTTGTACCGTTTAATATTCTTTTTACTGAAGATTTATGGAAAGCAATAGTATACGATTATGATGTTATTGTTTTTGAGGCAAACGAAGTAGAGCTTGGCTTATTAAAAAATATAGGTAACTATATTGAGAGAGAGCATAATGATCTTGAGGTGTTTTACTCTTACCCAAACGAGGGAGAGAACTCAACCCCAATACCAATACTACTTTTACAAAGAAAAGAAATTCTAGATCAAGCTAGAAAAGAATATAAGGATAAAAAAAATGCCAAAAGGTAAATCCAGAGGAAAGAGCAAGTCAAAAGTTAATTCTGCTGGCAATTACACAAAGCCTACCATGCGTAGGAATTTGTTTAACCAGATAAAGGCTGGCTCAAAAGGCGGCGGTGCTGGACAGTGGTCCGCAAGGAAAGCCCAGATGCTGGCTAAGATGTACAAGGCAAAAGGAGGAGGATACAGAAAATGATTGGAAGACTATTTGATAGGTTTGTAGAGTGGTCGCTCAACAGGCATGAACAACGCATGATGAAAAAATCTCAACCAAAAAAGAAAGTATCTAGAGTTAGAAGAAAAGCAAATGCAAAAAGAAAAACAATTAAAAAATAACTATACTTATTTAACATTATGCCATTAAAAAAAACACAGAAATCACTTAAAATATGGACTGGGCAGAAGTGGCGCACTGCCAGTGGAAAAAAATCTAGCAAGACTGGCGAGGTCTATGCTCCGGCAAAGACAATAGCAAAATTGAAATCTACAGCCAAGGGTAGGAAAAAACTAGCCAAGGCTAACAAAATAAAAAGAAAAGCAACTGCAAAAGGTAAACAGCATGCTAGGCACGGATTGCACAAGGGGAGAAAAAGATAATGGCAACAACCAAGGACACAAAAAGAGTCTCAGATGGTGTTATATATCGAGGCAAGAAGTTTCCGGGATTTAATAAACCAAAAAGAAATACAGGATCAAGCAAACACAAAATGGAAGTGTTAGCTAAAAAAGGTAATGAAGTTAAAGTTGTCAAATTTGGGCATAAAGATTATGGGCATAATTATTCTAGTAAAGCTAGGAAGTCT